TTTAATATACCAACCTCAGCTATTATAACAGGGTTTAAAGTCGATATAGTCCGTAAAGCAAATGCATCATCAGGTCCTACTACAAATTACAGAGTAGTAGATTATAATGTAAGTTTAATAAAAAATTATACTGCTTCTATTGAATCCAATGATACCGGTTCTAATTTAAGTGGTTATGTTGATAGTAATACTCATAGGGATCCTTTTACTTTAACAGCACAAACTGCTTCATTTGGTTCACCTTCATCCTCTTTTGGACAAACTTGGACCCCAGCTGAAGTTAATGATAAGAATTTTGGGATAAATTACCAAACAGAAAATGGAAGAGGTGTAATGTCAGGATTTACATATGGAGCTCAGGTAGATGCACTTCAAATATCATGCTATTATTATTCAGGATTTGGAATAACAACTACTGACCCAGGAAATTTTGGTGAATTATTTACTACCAGCTCAAATGCATTCGGGGGATCGTTAGATCTAAAGGTACTTTGTATTTCTAAAGGATAAATAAAGGTAACGTTTTAATAAACCCAAATGATACCATACTAATTGAATTAGATTAATTTTGATTTTCAACATTTTTTTATTATATTGCATTTTAACAAAATTTTTTAATATTTATAATTATGGAAAAAACAGTTTTATCAAAAGAAGAAATAAACCAACTTTCTTCATTACAACAACAACAGGATAATTTTGTTATTCAACTAGGACAAGTTGAGTATCAAATTAACCAATTAGAACAACAGAAAAAAGATATAAAACAAAATATAAGGAATTTTGAAAAAAATCAATTTGAGTTAGGCAACCAACTTCAAGGAAAATATGGTCAAGGTACTGTAAATTTAGAGAGTGGTGAATTCATTAAATCTTAATTGCATTTTCAAAAACCTTTACAATATTTATAAACAAATTTAATTTTGTAGAAAAATGGCAGAAACTTTATTATCCCCTGGTGTATTAGCTAGAGAAAACGATCAAACCTTTCTTTCACAACAGCCCATTCAAGCTGGAGCAGCTATATTAGGACCTACAGTTAAGGGTCCAGTTGGCATCCCAACAATAGTTACCTCATACTCAGATTATCAAGGTACTTTTGGAGCTATTATAGAAAGTGGTAGTGGTGAATACACATATTTTACCTCAGTTGCAGCATATAATTATTTTCAACAAGGAGGAGATTCATTATTAGTAACAAGAATTGTTAGTGGTTCCTATACTTCAGCAACAAGTGAAACCATTCAAAATTCAGATACTTCAGCTTCTTTCACTTTAGAAACAATATCAGAGGGATCAACTCAGAACAGTTCTGGATCATTAGGCACTAAAGGACAATTAGCTAATGGTACTAGAGAAAATATTAGATGGGAAGTTGTTTCCCCAAATACATCATCAGGTACTTTTGGTTTATTGGTTAGAAGAGGAGATGATATTACTACTCAAAAGACAATATTAGAAACATGGGCAGATGTATCATTAGATCCAAATGCTTCTAATTATATTTCAAGAGTAATTGGAGATCAAAAACAAACAATAAGAACTGATGGTTCTACTTATTATACCCAAATGTCAGGTTCTTTTGCCAATGCTTCAAGGTTTGTAAGAGTGAGCTCAGTAGGTACTCCTACTTTAAATTGGTTTGATAATGCGGGGAGTGCTAAAACAGAATACACTTCATCAATTCCATTAGCAGGTTCAGGTTCATTTAAAAGTGCAACTGGAACAGATTTTGGAAATGGAACCGTAACAAATTTTAATGGAGATATTAATAGCACAAATTCTCAAGGATTAGTATCTACTAACTATGACACATCAATTGCTTTATTAGCAAATAAAGACGAATACAAATATAATTTAATAGTAGCTCCTGGTTTATATAGAGAAGATTATTCATCTCAAATTACAAGTATTATAGATAATACTCAAACTAGAGGGGACGCTATTGCAATAGTAGACATGGTAAATTATGCAGATACTATTTCTGGAGTAACAACTCAAGCGATTGGAGTTGATTCTTCATATGCAGCAACATATTGGCCATGGGTTCAAACAATAGATCCAGATTTAGGAGATCAAGTTTGGGTACCAGCTTCTACAATGATCCCAGGAGTATATGCTTTTAATGATAACTCAACAGAGGCATGGTTTGCTCCCGCAGGTTTAAGTAGAGGGGGATTATCAACAGTAATTAGAGCTGAAAGAAAATTAACAAACGGAAACAGAGACACTTTATATAATAGAAATGTTAACCCAATAGCTACTTTCCCTAACACGGGGGTAGTAGTATTTGGTCAAAAAACACTACAGAAAAAAGCAAGTGCTCTTGATAGAGTAAATGTTAGAAGATTATTAATTGCTCTTAAAAATTATATTTCTCAAGTAGCAGATAATTTAGTATTTGAACAAAATACAACAGGAACAAGAAATAACTTTTTAGGCCAAGTTAATCCATATTTAGAAAGTGTACAACAAAGACAAGGTTTATATGCTTTTAAAGTAGTAATGGATGAAAGTAATAACACCCCAGATGTTATAGACAGAAATCAATTAGTAGGACAAATTTATATCCAACCAACTAGAACAGCTGAATTTATTTATCTAGATTTCAACATATTACCAACTGGAGCTACTTTCCCAGCATAAAAATGAAAAAATTAGATATTTATAATTGAAAATAAACAATAAAAAATGGCAGTATTAGATCCCAATGAAATATTTTTTACAGCGTTTGAACCAAAACAAGCGAACAGATTCGTCCTTTATATGGATGGAATACCTAGTTACATGATTAAGGCGGTTAGTGCTGTAACTTTACAACAAGGAGTAGTAACTCTTAATCACATAAATATTGAAAGGAAAGTAAAAGGAAAATCAGCATGGCAAAATGTCACTATGACATTATTCGATCCAATAACACCATCAGGGGCTCAAGCAACTATGGAATGGATTAGATTACACCATGAATCTGTAACGGGTAGAGATGGTTATTCTGATTTCTATAAAAAAGATTTAACTATAGATGTTTTAGGACCTCCCGGTGATATAGTTTCTGAATGGGTATTAAAAGGAGCCTTTATTGTTAATTCTAACTTTGGTGAATATAACTGGGACACTGTAGACACAGCAATTAACTTATCAATAGAGGTAGCAATAGACTACGCAATATTAAATTTCTAATTTTTCCCCACAACTCCTCAAAAATAGCTTGGCTTCGGTCAAGCTTTTTTTTATCTTAATATTTATCATTGATACAAAACAAGTTATAACAAATAAAAGATTATGAGCGACTTAAAATTCCCAACTGAAGAAGTTGAGCTACCATCAAAAGGATTAATTTATCCTAAAGACAATCCCTTATCAAGCGGTAAAATAGAAATGAAATACATGACTGCTAAAGAAGAGGATATCTTAACAAATCAAAACTATATTAAACAAGGAATAGTAATAGATAAATTATTGAAATCCTTAATTATATCTAAAGTTAATTATGATGATATGGTAGTAGGAGATAAAAATGCTGTACTAATAGCCGCCCGTATTTTAGGATATGGTAAAGACTATGAATTTAATTATATGGGAGAAAAAGTAAGCATTGACTTAACAGAGTTAGAAACTAGATATTTAGATGAATCCACACTAATAGAAGGTAAGAATGAATTTTCTTTTACTTTACCCCACACAAATACTGCAATTACGTATAAAATTTTAACAAATAAAGATGAAAAAAAAATAGAAGCAGAAATAAAAGGTCTTAAAAAAATTAATAAAGGATCATCCCCTGATTTATCTACAAGATTAAAACACATGCTTACATCAGTAAATGGGGATGTTGAGGATAAAACTATAAGAGAATTTGTTGATAATTATATGTTAGCTAGGGACTCTAGAGCATTTAGAGAACACCTTAAAGAAACTCAACCTGATATAATAATGAAATTTGATTATATTGGAAATACGGGTGTAGAGGAGGATGCTGTCGTTCCTATGACAGCCGGGTTTCTTTGGCCTGACGCTGGAGTATAGAATTCAATTATTCGAGACAATTCATAATTTAGTATTTCATGGTAATGGAGGGTATGACTATGATACCATATACAACATGCCTATTTGGTTAAGAAAATTCACCATAAACCAAATAATAGATTTTAGAAAAAAAGAAAAAAAGGAATATGAAAAAGCTTCAAAGGGGAAATCTTCCACATCTACTAATATAGGTGATCCTATTCCTGACCACATGAAAGAAGTTTTCAAACAAGCTGAACGTAAAGCCAGTTATTCTACACAAAAGGCTAAAAAATAGTGTTTTTTAATATTTATAATAAACACATTTTTAATGGCCGCAGATCCTAAAAAAATAAAAGAAATATCTGATCTTTTAGATCAAATCCAAAAACAATATAATAAATTAGGAGAGAAAAACCCTTTTAAAGGAATAGATCCTAACAAAGTAAAAGATATTGATAAAGAAATTAAACGACTTGAAGCAAGTTTAGATGGAGTTGAATCTAAAGCTAGAAGATTAAATACTTCCTTTGATGATTTGTCAAAAACTTTAAAAGCTATTGTTAATGAATTTAACCCCAATGCATTAAACGCTACAAAATTACTAGAAAAAGGAATGAAGGGCCTTGTCTCAGAAGCCAATAAATTAGCTAATGAAGAAGAAGATATAGGAAGTTTATCTAAAAAGAATTTAGAAAAAATACTTGAAAGAGCTAAAGCCTCTCAAAAAATGGCTAAAGATAATGCTGCTGCGATATTGCAAGAAATGGGCATTAGAACTAAGGATGGAAAAGTACAAGAAAAGGATGGTTTAAAAATTGGTCGAATGAAGGCAGAGGATAGGGCAAAAGCCATAGCTGCCTTAGGTATTTATAAAGACGAAAATAATATCCAAAAAGATTTACTTGAGAAAATTAAAAATAGAATTGGATTAGAAGACAAATTTAATAAAAAAATAGGTTTTGGGGGGCAGTTAGCTAAAGGACTAGATAAAGCTTTGCAAAAAGCAGGATTACCCTCACTAGGAATAGCTGATGCCATGGATGAAGCTAGAAAAAACTTTGTAAAAACTAATGGACAATCCAGTGTGTTTAAAGACACATTAAAAGGAATTGGTAAAAATTTAGGAAAGGCTTTATCAACAGCTAATTTACTCCAAGGGGCTTTTACCCTTTTAGTTAAAGCTGTTATGGATGTAGATAAAGCTACGGGGGAATTTGCTAAAAATCAAGGGATTTCATATCAAGAAGCTCTTAAGCTTAGGGGGGAAATGAATGAAATAGCCAAATCATCGGGGGATGTAATGGTTAATTCTGCTGAATTAATGAAAACCCAAGCATCATTAAATAAATACTTTGATTCATCTGTAAAATTTTCAGGAAAATTAGCAGCAGATATGACTTCTATAGCTAGAAGAACCAATATGTCAGAAGAATCTCAAGGGGTTTTTGCTTTAGAGGCAATGAAAACCGGTAAAGGGGCTAAAGGTATTTTAAAAACCCAAACTCTTCAGGTATTGGAGATGAATAAACAAAAGGGTTTAACCCTAAGTGTAAAACAAACCCAAGAAGCAATAGGTAAAACATCAAAAGCATTACAATTAACCTTTAAAGGTAGTACTAAAGAACTTACAAAACAAGTTATGTCAGCTAAGGCATTAGGTGCTAACCTT